TACCAATTGCTGGTCAGACGTATACACTTGCAGGTTCAGGAGCTTCTTCTGCAGCAACTTCAATTACATTATCTACTTTTACACTTCCTCAGACAGGCTATAAAATACTAGATGCTGATCTAAGTTCTACTTTTTATGTAACGTTAGAACCAGGCAATAGAACAAAACAAGAAGTAGCTTCGTGTACTACAGTTACTCAAAATGCAAATGATACAGCTACACTTTCCGGTTGTACGAGAGGATTACTTCCTATTACTCCTTTTACAGCTAGTTCTACTTATGCGTTTGCACACGGGGGAGGAACTTCGGTAATCTTTTCAAACCCTCCACAGCTTTATAATCAATTTACAGCTAAAGATAATAATGAAACTGTAACAGGAAATTGGACAGCTACAGGAATATGGAGTTTCAATGAACCTACAGCAGCTTCTAGCACTGCTACTAAAAATTATGTTGATTCTCTAGCCATTGGTGCTGGTCAGGTTGTCGGGGCCTCGGGTGCAACAGATAATGCCATTGTCCGTTTTGATAGCACGACCGGGCAGGTCTTACAGAATAGTGGTATTACAATTTCTGATGTTGGCGGAGATGAAGTAATTACTTCACCAACATCTGCTACAACAGGAGTATTTTTTACTTTGAAAGGTGGAGCAGGCAGTGCAACGTCTTCTGGTGGCGGTATTGGCATTTATGGAAATAATGGTGGGGCAACATCTGGCGATGGTGGTAATGTTTTAGTGACTGGTGGTAATGCTGTTGCAAATAATGATGATGGAGGGGATGTTTGGTTAAGGCCTGGTTTGGGGAATGGTAGTGGATCTAATGGAAAAATTAAATTATATCCTTATATTGGGTCGACTTATAAAGCCATTCTTAATTTAGATTCTATTGCCTCTTCTGATAAGACTTTTACCTTTCCAAATACATCAGGTATTCTGTCTGTTGTAGCAGCACCAACTGTTAACGTTTACACAGCATCAACTACTTGGTCAAAACCTGCAAACTTATCTTATATTGTTGTTGAAGTGGTAGGTGGAGGTGGTGGAGGTGGTGGTACTACAAACTTTGGTAGTGGTGGAGGTGGTGGAGGTGGTGGTTATTCTAAAGAGACATTATCAGCTTCTCAACTTGCATCAACTGAAGCGGTTATTGTTGGAGCTGGCGGTTTAGCAGGAACAGCTGCTGGTGGGGCTGGTGGTAATGCAGCGTTATCATCTTTTGGTACAACTCCTTTCTTACAAGCAACTGGAGGTTCTGGGGGGGCTGCAAGTGTATACGTCTGACCAGCAATTGGTAATGTAGAACCTAATTTCTGAGTCGCTTGTGCATTTAAAGTGTCTTGTATTTCTAATCCTTGAATTCTAGACTGGATATCTTCAAGTGAGCTTTGATTTGAAAGAGTAGTTGGAATAAACCAACCTGATATAACGACTGCGAGTGTAGATATAATTGTTGCTAAAGTGCTTAACATATATTTATTATAACTTAATTTTATTTTTTAATAAAGGTGTTTTTACGTGGAGACAATTTTACATTACCTCCGTGGCTAATAATAGCCCAATAACGATCGACTTCGTTCGTGCTAAACTCTGCTTGTAAAAGAGTATAATCTTCTTTTGCTATTTCAAAGATAACTTGAAACTTTCTAGCGTTATCAGGAATTGTAAGTGAACCTCCTAATGGTTGTGTTGAGAGCGAATTTTGACCTAAAGAGGCATTGATTGCTAATCCTAAAAGGATATCTGAATCTTGACCATTAATTGTTTTATCTGTTTCTTGAGTAGCTCCATCAAAATCATACCTTAATTTAGCGTTTAAATCGATTGTAGACGGGTTTATTTCACCCTCTATGATATATTCATCGTGGTTCTTTAAAATACCTCGATTATCAAAATCTCGATATGCATATCTTGCTACTGCATTAATCGGTATCTTTTCATCTGCTGAGTTTAGATCAGAATAAGTATCGTTATCAAGTATTTTATAAGTCTCAGGAACTCCGTTTGAATGACCATAAAGCCATTCATTAAAAATTGACCATGCTCTAACCGGAAGTATTTGAGGTGGTTGCCAAAATCTACGGGTTTTTCCATCAGCATCTTGAACAAACTCTAAGAAATAAACTCTAGAGGCATTAGGAGCCGATAAACAATAAGTATTACGCCAAAATGTCGCACAAGCATTAGTCCAATCTTCACTATCAAAGTCTGGTTTGATTGGATTAGAAAATGTTGTCGGATTGATACCACCAATTGCATCAGGATTCTCAATATATCTCAAAGCAGGTTCATTTGTTAAATAAAGTAAAGCATTTCCAATTGGCACAATTACCTCTTGGTTCATAGCCCCTTGATCTACTCCCACATCAAGTCGTTTAACTTTTACAGTTTCTGCAATTGTAGTCCCAACAGATAATTGTTCAAATTCTGCTTTGAATATTCCGCTCCTACCAGCAAACATTAAAAGAGTTGAACCAATAGAAGCGAATCCTTTTGATATATCATCTAATGTAAATGTTGCCGCTTCTCCTGATAATCTAGGTGATGACTCTGTAAAATCTGTGTAATCACTATCATCTGACATATATACAAGATTATCATCTTCGGAACCTACTAAGATATGGTTTTCAAAACTATAAATAGTATGATTATTACGATTTGCAGCGGGTTTATCTGTTTGTGTTACTACCTGTTGAACTAAAATATCTCCAGCAATTAATCCTGTTGTATCAGTAATGCCAGTAAGAGTTGTTGTTCCTTCCCCACCTGTGTATGTGTAAGTTGTTCCTGTTCTAACACATTTCACAACTTTATTTCTTGTAGTATAGAATCTATTTTGAGCAAATGTTGTTGTTCCTTTTTTAGTAATAGTTGTTCCTGTGATAGAGTCTACTACTGCCACTGCTCCGTTCCATTCATAGAGATTATCATTTCCTTGAACCATAATCGTAAGATCTATTTTTTCAGTTGCATCATAAATATCAGCAACACGAGGAATTTCAGTTGTAGAAAGTCCATTTAAAACTCTAGTCCAAGCATTTATTACTGTTGTGTCTATTGTCTCTAAATATACCTCCCATTCATCATCATAGAATCTTATCATCAAATCACTACCACTTGATGTATTCCAAGTCAAGGCATTTCTAACAGGAGTAATAGCGTCATTTGCAACGCCAAGTCTAGAATATCCTGGACGAGTACGGACTTTTCTATTTCTGTCTATAATAACGTTCTGAGAACCTGCAACTAAATATTCTTTGCGAGTATTAGTTGCTTCTTCAGCAGTTACATAAGCTAGACATTCTTCTGTTAAATTATACTTTTCCATGTTAAAATGTAGTAATATATGGTATCATTAAAATTAAAATTACATAAAGTTGTAATGCTATTAAACTAATCATAATTATTGAACAAATTATTTTCATCGTTTAAATCTTGGCAATGAGCCATAATTAGCTGTTGGTCTTACACTTTCATCTGGATGTTCTCCTTTATATGTTTGATAGAGTGTTGGTAACTGAGTATTAGCAAATGAAATATCAAATGTTGAATCAGTTCCTTCCACTTGATGAGCAATTGCTATAAGTAATTCAAGTAAAAAGATTTGAAGTGAATCATTATCACATAAGACAAGTGATTCATCAGCACTTGGTCGTGATTCAAATACTCCTGCAGCTGTCTGGAATAGGAGTTTTGTATAATATTTGATTTCAAATGGATAACCAATTGATACCTGAATATTATCTACTCGTATATCTGCTAGAGCTGTCGCCTTTGCAACTGTGATCTTTACTGAATCAATTGCTGTAACATCTACAGTTCCTGTTTCAGTAGCAGTAGACCACGGAACTTTGATGAGATTCCAACCAACTCTAAAGGCGGTTCCATCAGCTTGTGCAGTTTGAGCAACACCTGTCCAATAGTTAGCTGTTAGATCATTTCCCCAAATAACTGAAATAGAAGTAGGAACAGCTCCAAGATAAATAGGAATGATTAAATCTGCAATCTCATCTTCATCTGTAAGATCTACAGCAGACATTGTTGTATTCTGAATACCATCTCCAGTTGCTACTAAATCCCAGCGAACTGAACCACCTCCTGAATATTTAATAATAGTATCAGTTGTGATATTTGTAGCACTTCCAACTGCTGTCCATGTTCCATTTCCATCATACGAATCCATAATGTGGAGAGTTTTAGGTGAACATATCCTCCAATTGATTCTTATTCGCTTTGAACCTTCTGAACCGTCAATTGTAATCTCTTTCCTCCTTAAAGCCTTTAACAAATCAAACCTACTGCTTAGCACACGCTTTGATAAGTCTCTATTAGTCCTATCTCCTTGTGGATATAAATCAATAAGAGAATAGAAATCTGACGGTAAGGCATAGTTAAATAAATCTTCATGAACTGTTTGTGTAAGGGCTACAGCTCTCTGTTGTTCAAGTAATTTTGCTTTAGCTAGCATTGTATTTGCTGCTCTTTCACACGCAGCCTCAAAGTTCCGAACTTTATTAAGTGAACCGGAATGTCCCATTGCTATGAGATTCTCTTTGACTTGTGTGATTGTAAACATATACTTTATTTGTTAACTTGTTTCTGTGGAATAAACTCAGCCCAAACTGATGATGTTGCCGCTAAGGTATTTGTAAATGACGCTCTTACATATCTAACAGGTGTTTCTACATCAAATAAATATTTTGTAGTGGTAGAAGTATTAAGATTTACAAGAATCGTTGTAGAAGCCATTGACTCATCAGATACTAAATTATCATTGTACCAATCACTTCCGTCTTGAGAATAAGATAATACAATTTTAAGTGTGGAATCTGTAGTTGATGCAGCAGTGTATTGAACTGCAAGTGTTGCAAAATCTATTGGTGTTGCTTCGTAGATATTTGCATCAGTATGATAAGCATCACAAGTTAAAACAATTGCTGCTCCAGATGAATTAGCAATTGTTGATAATGTACTAGTAGCCGCTGCTGTCTTACAAAGTGAGTGATTAACAAGAGTATTTGATCCTAATTTACCTTTTACAGTAAGAGTATCATAAATACCAAACTGATTTGAAATAATAACTGCAAGAGCAGCTAATATTACGATTGTTACTAATGTTTTTAAAATTTTCATTTGATTAAATTAATTATTAAACGTTCCGCACCTATCACTGACTCCATAAAGAGTCAGAGTAGGTGTAGAACTACCTAAAACTAAACCATTTCACTCCAGTTGTAATTGTTGCAGGAGTTGCTGAAGAATCCGTAATGTCACCATCAAAATAAATAGTAACATCAATGGCGTCTGTTTTAGCACTCGATCCAACAATATTAAAGTGAGCAGGAGTAGAAGAAGCTGATTGGACAACAACTTTGTCACCAATCGCGACTCCTGTTGCCGCACAAGTACCAGTTGCTGTTGAACTAGCGGCAATGTTTGTAAAACCTGTCAAATTACAAGTTCCGTAGTTGAAATCCGCAACAGCATCACCATTGTTTCCAATTGTAATACCGTGTGGAAATCTTGTTCCTCTATCTGCACCCAATGATTGGCTAGAATTACTACTAACCATCATTCCAACGAAAATACCGAGTATTGCTACTACGATAATTCCGATTACAATATATTTTTTATTCATATATGTTTTGGTTAGTTAACTAGTAATAAATTAAGCCGTTGTTCCATTAGAACCGACATAACCACAGAAAGTTTCTGGGAAATGTGATTCTAAGAAACGACCTCGATACAACCAGGAATCATTTTCAGTATTCTCAGGTGGTATTAAGGACATATTCAACCCCATAAAGGTCTTACGGTTGATAGTGTGTTGAGATGATAACACGTGATAAGACGTATTCGCATTCGTTGCACTATTGTAAGTAGAACCTAAGAAGATTGAAGCTGCAATCCTAACTGTTCCATACACAGTATCAAAGAAGTTTAGATCATTCTCTGCACTTTGTGGAATAAGTTCTGATTCCAAGATTTCCTTAGCAGTCTTATAAAGTATAAAAGGAACTAGAATTCCTTCAAATACATAAGAACC